AACCTGAGTTAGGCTAAAATTAGTACCGGAACCATCTATTTTTGCGTAAAAGTCATAAAGATTAAGATTGTCTATCTGCTTAAACTGTATAGCGACGTTTGCATCACTCCCTGCTAGAGCACTAGTTAGGTTTATATCCCTCATCTCTAAAGTATCAACCCCGCCGCAATAAAGTAAAGCGGCAGAAGTTTGTACTCCGCTAACATTGTCAAAAATTACTCTTCCATAATTATGAGTTGTATAATTACCAGAAGTAGCAATATTAGGGTTACCAATTATATCTATTAGCCTAGCGCTGCTCTGTTCGTTTAAACGTAAATTGCTAAGAAATACATTATTGTGCTTGCCGTTAATTTCAGAGGTGCTTCTTGTGTCTTCTAGCTTTATGCAACGGCCACCGCATGGTCCAAAAGTAATATCGCTTATAGATATGTTTTTCCAAACGCTGTTACTGCCTGAAGCCGTACTTGAAGTAACTGTACCCCATCCTCCTATACGAACTCCGTTAGCATCTTCTGAGGATATAGTACCTCCTGATACATTTATGTTTTCAGAAACACCATCAGTACCTCGTATAGCCCAGTTGCTTGGTACAAAATGAAAGGCTATACCATCATCTCCTGCTTTAATGTTAAAGTTAGTAAATGATAAATTCTTCACATAACCAAAGTGCATACCGTCTGCGTACAGACCGCTTGCTGTACTATCTACTTCTACGCCTGTGATCGTTATATCTTCGCCTGTAATATAGGAACTCCAAGCTCCGTAACCAGGGGATGCTGCATAAGGTGCTGTTGCAAGTAAGGTGTAATTTTCTATTCTTAGATTAGTTACACCCGACATTAGTATAAAATTACCTCTAGAATTAGCTGTCCCATCATCTGTAAGTCTAAAGTTTTTTAAAGTAATATTAACGTTGTTATGTGTTGTTTTGGCTGTTGTATTTTGTATAAGCCATTGATCGACAAAGCCGCGTTTAATAGTAGCGCCTCTTAAATCAAGAGTTGTATTAGACGGTATAATAACAGGGCTAGTGCAAAGGTAAGTTTTACCTAAATCACCATATACATAACCACCGTTTTCTAAAGCACTGTTTAAGGCAGCGGAGTCATCTACTAACCCATCTCCTACTGCACCGTAGTCTTTTAAATAAATGCTTGTATCAATCTGTCCTTTTCTAGCAAAAACAACATCTCTACGAGCCACGAGCTTCTCTTTCTTTTAGCTCTATCTGCCTTTCTTGCAGATCCAATCTTCTATCGTTTAGCTCATTTTGTTCCATTGTGTTCATTAGATCTCCTTGTTGAAGTTCTAATTTTCCTATTTCTATAGAAGTCCTCACGTCTTGATCGTCTGCTCTGCGTTCATTCACTTCTGCACGGGACATAAGCTCACGAGCTTCAGCAATAAGCTTTTGATTTTGTAAAGTAATAGATTCCATTTCAAGCTGTTTTATTTGCTGCTCAAGTTCTGAGATTTTAGCTTGTTGTTCTTGCTGTTGTTGTTGCTGCTGCTGTAAAACTTGTTGATCCTGTTCTAAAGCTTGGAATATTTGATGTTTGTTAATTACAGAAGAAAGTTCGATAAACCCCTGTGCGGCTGCTAGTTTTGCAGTATTAGCACCTTCAGGAAGCATTGCAATTAGCTGAGTTAAATTAAGTTGCTCAATTTCTCTTGCAATTATACCAATACCACCTTTTACTACCCATTTAGCATCATCAAAAGGGTAACGAGAAGGAGAGAACTGTAAATAGCGTCTTGCTACGCCTTTAATAACAGGAACGATTAATTCTCGCTCAATGTTTTGTACAGCCCTCTTAGCCCTTTTAACAAAAGCCCCTAGCATCATAGAGCCACTGTTAGCTGCATTACCTCCTGATTGCGTACTACCTCGTAAAGTAGTGGCGGTATCAAAAGCCCCTGTACCCATTTGAACCATTTGCTGCAACTCGCCAGTATGGTTAAATGTGTTGGGGTTTACCTGACCTATTCCAACGGGCTGTAGTACTTCACTTGGGTTCCCGTTAGTCAGCCAAATCTTTCCTGGTTTTACTTCTGGCCTAAACCCTCTAGGTACTCGACCTGCGTCCATACCTAGCATAGGTGCTGAAACAAAACCTAGTGTATCAATACGTGCTCTTAGTTCTGCATCAAGAGCTTTTTGTGGATTGTAGCCTTTCTCGGCTACTCCACGCCCCCAAAACTTGTTAGGGACAACTTCCCACCGAAAAGCTTTTACTGATCTATCAGCGCCTAAAAAGGGGTTTACCATTGCGCGTAGCAAAACATTTCCGTTAGCAATTGTAATAATAGCCTCTACTAAAGGACCATCACTTCCGTCTGCTTCAAAGTCTTTTTTTAAAAGCTCATCAATTATTTCATTACTTTCTATAGCTTTATCTAAAAGAAATAAAGGTACTTTACCGTGATACTCACATAAAGTAAGAGTCATAGTATCATTATCATTTACAGTAGGGTCAAAGTCTGCGTCTTCTTCTCTTGAAGGGCGTGTCATAGAAGATATAAAAGGTAACGCTTCTTTTCTGTAAACACCACTTTCAATTTTTTCTAAAACATCATGCACAGGTTTGTTAGGATAATCTATAGCAAACCCCTGCATTGCCTCTAACGTAGCACCAGCAGGGTCAGGTACAAAATTAGAAGGTTTTATAGCTTCGAGTTTTACAATAACTCTTTTTTCTTCATCAGCTTTAATATCACCTTCTTCGTTTCTTATTACATTATCACTTTGTTTAATTTCTATGTTTTGTTTAATTAAACCTGTACCAAATATAGCACCGTTAGTAAAAGCTTCGCTTAAAGCGGCTTTTGCATGTACCATATCTAAATCTTCGCGGAGTAAATTAGCCATAACAGATGCGTCTTTTTTCTCTTCATCCATCATGTCGTCAGCTACGTCAAACCATACCTCACGAGACAATAAGGCTTCTTCTGCTTCTGCTACAGAAGTTTCAATAGCCTGAGCTAAAGCAGGTGCTATTAACTTAGATCTTTCTGATGATCTGCTTTTGCTAGACTCATCCCAGTAGCCTCTCCACATACGGTAATACTCACCCCAGCGGCGAGTTTCCGGTAAATTGTTTCGGTAGTCTCTCCAAGGGTCTATTGTTTCTATAATCCAAGATACAAGCTCTTTAGAAGCATCGTCGGCGTTTCCTTGACCGTCGATTTCGCTTGGATTGTCTACAATGATTTCATTGCTCATATAATTCCTTAATAGCCTGAATCAAGGTCAAGTACATCAAAGTACGTATCCTCAAAAGTGTCTAGGTCAATATAGTTTACAGACGCTAACTGGTCTGCATAAGCCAGAGCATCTGGGCCATCATCGTGTGATAAAGGATCTCCAAGATCAGAACACTGATCAAGAAACCATTGATTCCAATTTCCTTGCTTTAATTTAATTTGACCTCTTTGTGCTCTACCTTGTAAAGCCCATATAATGCGGTCAAGTTTTTTTGTGTTGGCATGAGTAAGAGGGTTTACTTGTATATATCTATTAAGCCTTCTCATTTCATCTTCTAAATAAGGCCCAACAGCGTTAAATAAAGCCCCTTTTTCTACTCCTAAAGAGCACCCTGGGTATTTACCTGAAGTACGCATAATCCGTAAAGCTACTTCTCTGACATCCCAATGACCGTGTTCCATGTTTACAACAGTCCAGCCTTCAGAACTTATAAGCGTGGTACAGATTACAGTTTCATCTGTACGGGGCTTATGTTTACCATCTGATTTTGCGTAGCCAGCAAGATCTACTGTTACTACTATTTGCCCTTCTTCACTTGGTAAAGTGTCTGTTATAGGAAACCAATCTGCATTTAAATGCTTACCGCCTCCTGAAACAAAAGAAGCTTCTAGTTCTTGGCGAACAGCTTCTCTTGACATACTTTCATCAGCTTCCATATCGAAAACTTCATCACGAGATAAGAAAGGATTGTCTATTGTTTTAAAATGAAATGATTCCCATTTATCCCAAGGGTTTGGTTTACTATCATCCCAATCAGCAGGCAATGGTTTTTCCAATGCCCCTATAAATATTTTATAAAAATGATTCTTTCCTTTAGGTGTGCCTATAAATAAAGCCTTCCCTTCTACGTCACCTAAAGCGGGTCTTATAATAAGACTCCATGTATCCTCTTTCATGTCGGCATATTCATCTAGCACAACATAGGAAAGTGCGATACCCCGAAGGGAATCGGGGTTATCAGCACCTTTGATAAAGATCCTTCTTCCAGAAACAAGTTCAATCCAACCGTCATTAGTATTTTCTTTGACGATTAGACCACCTTTTTTTACATAGCCTAGGATTTCTCTCAGTTTAGGCCACATAACACGTTTTGCTTGGTCGAAGGTTGGAGCTATGTAATAAACACCATGCTCCGGAGTGAGCCTATAACCTTGTTCGTTTGTAGTTTTGAGAGCTTCAATACCAAGATTATATGCTGCAAAGTGAGACTTACCGAAACGCCTGCCAGCAGCTACCACTTTAAACCTAGCAGAGCTATTATGTATAGCTACTTGGCCTGGGTGGAACTGTACATTAAATTCGCTCACTAATATTTTTTAGCAGTTTTAGCTGATTTTTTAAAAGCTTTTGCTGTAGGAGCACCTTTAGTACCTGGCTTTCTCATAGACTCGCCAGAACCTGCTTTGATTCTCTTTTTTTTAGCATTTATATTTGCATAAAGACCTTTAGGCATTATTACTTCCTAGATTTAGATCCCGAACATTTCCATCTTTTACGAGACAGATTATTCGGTGTGTTAGGGTCACTTTGTTTAGATTTAGGTAATCTCTTTTTTATACCCAAACTGCGGGCACAATAACTATCACCTTTACTTGTTCCAGGTTTAACCCTAGGACCACCTCCTTTAGCAGGACCTGCCTGCCCGTAACTAACTCTTTTTCCACTAGAGGTAACTTTTACTTTAGCTTTACCTTTTGCAGGAGAAGGCATTACGCTCGTCCTTTTCCTCTGCTAGTGCTTTGATTATTACCTTGACCAGACTGCCCCATAAACTTAGGGGGCTGGTACAAAGAAGCTTTAGGAGCACCTCCTTCTACTTGACCACCACCTTTTTGGCTTTTTCTACACTGCTTTCCGTCCATTTATATATCCTCTTGCTCAATTGTTTCGCCTTCAACTTCTTTAAGATGCTGTGGCGTAAGATTTTCAATTTTAATTATTATTTCTGGCTGCTCTTCCCCGTCATCCTCGTTAGCCTTGGCGTTAGACATGACTTTATCAAGAATTAGTTTACCCGCTGAAACATTACCGTTCATAGCTTCTGCTACCATGCTTTGTACTACAGCTTTTATCTGTTCAGGCTCTAAATGCTCTCTAATAGCCTCTTCTAGATTATTTTTCATTTCCGCTATGCGGTTTTTAGACCCTTTAGGGCGCCCATTAGGATTTCCAGACTTACCTTTCAGGAATTGTCCTGTTTTTGACCTTATTACTTCTCCCATTTGACAGGATCTCGCTTCTATTTATGTAAGTCTTTATTGCTTTTAATAAAATAGTTGTAGTACTGTTTCTAGCTGCGTTTATAGTACCCGTTAGGTCTAAAGTAGAAGGTTCAGAAACATAATATTGTTTTCTTGGCTTTATATAAGCGTGGTAATAGCCTCCTATAGAAGAAGCTTTAAACATTCTACCCGCTGTATGGGCCGGTACCGGAGAAAATTGGTATGTTGGGTATTTTTTTACCTTTTTAAACTCTACAAATAAAGTCTTAGTCTCTGTGTCATACCCCATAGCTTTTACAGCGCTGCTGTTACTCGTCCTTACCATTGTTACCATAGCTAAACCACGTATTTATGGGCTTCCATTCTCAAAGAAAGGTTTTTTGCTCTATTTGGTGTTTGTTTTTTCCATTTAGAATCTAACATTTCAACGCTTGCTGTGTAGTAATCACGGTATTTAAGCGCCTCAATCATTTTTTTAAACTTTTTTAAGCCAGAGCTACCAAGTTGAAAGGTCATTTCTACTAAAATGTTCTGTACGTCAGTAGGTAGTTCATCAAAAAACGGTAAAACTGCTTTTGCGCCGTTAACCGCTGTCTCACAGTCTTTAGAAAACAAAGCAATAATTCTGTCCTCTTTGACATAAGAGCCTATAGGTAAGTTCCACTCAGGGTCTTCTTTAATAATCTTGTGACCAACACCTACTGTTTTGTAACCTAAAGAGTCTTCATAAATGCTATGCACTATACCTTCGTGTAGAGCTAGTGATAGACATAAAGCTGCTGCCTGTTCAAGCATTTAACTCCTCCCAAACCTTAAAAATTTATTAGGACTTTATAGCTTTTAATAATGTTTTTATACTATTGTTTATATGGAGAGCATTGCTTTCTAGCGCGGAAACAGATCTATCTAGATTTATAACTTGAGCTAACAACAGAAACTTAATATCATCAATTGAATGTACATCATCTAACAACCTCGCTAGATGACGTGCTCTCATGTGGATATGGTCAGGTATGTTTGTGTCATCTATAGATAGTAATACGTCTAGTTTAGCTTCTACTGACATATTTATATGTCCTTGTAAACTACATATTGTATGTAGTGTAAACACTACAATTATTCTTAATGCAAATGCTTGCATTTGTGAATGTGTAACTCAATGCGCTATGCGCATACTCCCTTACTGGGTCAAGCCCTCTGGCCTTACATGTTAACTATATATGTTATAGATATTTCTAATACATGTGTGAACAACTATTTTAACTAATTTTAAATCTCTTTATATATCAACAGCTTAAAAGTTAGTAGTCACTAACAAAAAAGACTACTTTGCACGTCTTTTAAACAAGCATTTACACTAACCTTTACTTAATTAATGTAATCCATTAACAGGTGAAGACTATTTTACTTATTTTTTCCAGCTAGAAAGCCCTTTTCAGACGAATCCTACCTTATCCCCTTCCCTGTAAATAACTTGAACTTGATCCCGATTTACTCATCTCGTGAAGATGGGAGGCTACCGCGAAAAAAACCCTGGAGCTCAGGGGGAGGCCCCCTGTCA